CCGGCCGAGATAGGCGTCCACGGTGAAGCTCGCGGCGATGAGCGCCCAGGAGCAGCGGGCGTCGTCCTGGCCGCCGACGCCGCCCAGTACCCGCTGGAGGTCGGCCACGGCGGCGTAGACCTCCAGGTTGGTGCGGTCATGCGGAGCCGGCGGCTCGGGCGCGGGCACCGGGACTGCCCCGGTGATGTCGATCTCGTTGGGGTTGACCTCGACCAGCGTGATCACATAGTCGTTGAGGCCCTGGACGAGGTCGCCCAGCGTGGCGCGGCGGCGGGCTGCCGCCGGCACCTCCAGCAGGAGCGCTGGGTGCGCTGGGTCGGTGGTGGCGTCCACCGTGCCGCCCATGAGGGTGTGGGCGTCGATCATCCCGGCCACGGCGTCCACCGGGGCGTCGTTGCCGTCGAGGCCCTTCACATGGCCGAGCGTTCCGTTGTGGTCGAACCAGACGACGCCGCCCATCGAGCGAAGCTCGGCGGTGTCGGCCAGGGCCGCGCCGCCAGGACCGGCCGTGCCGGCGAGCATGAAGGTGAAGGCGTGGGTGCCAGCGTCGATGTTGAAGGCGGCTCGGGCGCGGGCGAAGGTGCCGCCATAGCGGTCCACCTCCACGACGCCGGACGATGCCGGCGGCGCGGAGGCGAGCCAGAGCGGTTCCTGGTGGCCGGTGCCGTCGTCGTCCAGCCAGGAGATGCTGGCGACCTGAGTCTGGTTCGCGTTGGCGAGCGTGGCTGTAGAGAGCGGCGGCCGCGGCATCAAGATGATGTCGAGGGAGCCTCCCGTCGCCGGCCGAAGCCGGGACGGGAGGGCCACCCTGCCGTTGCTCTCCAGGTACGCGGGCGCTGCCACGGCTACCTCTTCTTCTTGACGGTGCGCCGGACGGTCACCGGTGGAGCTGGCGAAGGCGCGATAGGCTCGTCAGCTCCGACTAAGGGGCCGCGGTCCCTGCCTTGACGACGCCCGTCGGGATGAAGATGCCGGACGCTCCGAGCGACCAGATCGCGATGTCGGTGCCGAGCTTCGCCACCTGGTCCTGCTCGGCGGTGAAGAAGCCGTCCTCCAGCCAGGAGGCTGCCTGGCCGTTCGACACGATGACCGTGCCGTCGGCAAGGCCCTTGGCGCGGAGGACCGGGAGGCCGCTCACCTCGACGCGGAGCGTGGAGGCCTGGCTGGTGCCGTAGATGTTCTGGGTGCCGTAGGCGGGCGGCATGAGGGCCGCCACCTTGGCGATCTCCAGCCACTTGTCCGCGGCCGCGAGGACGAAGCTCGCCGGCGCACCCGTCGCGTCGTCCACCTTCGCGGACGCCTCGACCAGGCTGGCGTGGAGCTTCTCGGCGGTCGTCACATCGAGGGTGAAGGTGCCGGTGCCCTTGCTGACCAGGTCGGCCCCGAAGGCTGCGTCGGTGACGCTGGCCCAGGCGGCCGCCAGGATCCGGTAGACGATCTCGCGGTACTTCGGGCTGGTGCGCCGAAGAACCTGCCAGGAGGCATCGAGGCCGCCGGCGTAGGTCTTGACCGTCGCCTTGTCGGACGCCAGCACGACCTTCTTGCTGATGATGACGGCCTTCTCGGCCGACTGGACGGCGACCCGGTCCTCCAGGTCACCGTCGAAGGTCGGCCAATCGACCTCCATCCCGGTGTCGGGGAGAGCCTCGCGGCCGAACGCGGTCACGACCGGGCGGCCGGGGTTCATGATCGAGTAGATCGTGGAGAGCCACGCGGGCCGCGCGATGGACGGCACATCGGCGATGACGCCGTCGGCCCAGGCGCGGGCCATCTCGCGGTTGAGGCCGGTCTCGCCGCCGATCACCAGCTCGGCCAGGGCGGCCAGGGAGTCGGCGCGGGCCAGCGGCGACGGCTCATCGGTGGGAGCCGGCGGGGTGATCACGGGGGCCGGGATGGCCTCCATGACGATCTCGCGCACCGCGGAGCGCATCTGCTCCAGCGTGATCGCGGTGTCCAGGGTGTCGGTCACGACGGGTTCCTCCTCTGCGGCCGAGCGAACGGCCACCACCTGAGCGCCGGCATAGGCACCGCGCTCCAGCACGGCCACGCGGCGAAGCTCGACGCGGTGGCGCTCGATGACACCGTCGTCGCGCCGGCGCGAGCCGGCCGGCGTCGGCACGAAGACGATGCTGGCCTTCCGCAGCACCTTGCTGCGGGCCAGCTCCAGGAGGTCGTCGCCGTCCCGCGTCCGCGCGATGCGGGCGTCGAGGTAGGCGGCGTCATCCCGCTGTTCGATCGACTCCCCGACGCCGACCAGCGGGCCGCCGTGCTTCTGGGACTCGATCGTGACGCTCGACGGATCCACCCCGTCGAAGGCTCCCGGCATGAAGACCTCGCGGCCGTCGCGGGTGTTCGCCACGACGCCGAAGGGGACCAAGCGGAGCGTGATGATCCGCTCCTCCTCGGAGCGCACCTCGACGGCATCATCGAGGGCCTCGGTGGTCAGGATGTCGTCAGGCATTCGGTGCCTCCAGAACGGGCGGGTTGGGCGTCGAGGGCGTCGGCGCGAACTCGGGCGGCAGCTCGGGCTTCCCGGTGGCCGTCAGGTTGGGCGGCAGGGCCTCCGAGAGCCGCGCCTCGGCGGGGTCGATCACCCCGGTCTCGATGCCGACCTTGTAGACATCCCACCGGGCCTTCTCGGAGAGCCGCAGCAGCTCCCTGGCGCTGAAGCGCACGGTCTGGGACCGCGGCAGGAGGCGGCTCAGGGCGGCCTCGATGGGGTTCAGGTAGCTCGGGAAGAGCGTCGAGCGGCACGCCTCCTCGTAGACGGCCTCCAGGTTGGTGTAGACATCGAAGGCACCCTGCATCTCGACCAGCAGGATCGAGGCCGGGATGCCGGACGCCCGCGCCACCTCGGTAACCCCGAACCGACGGGTGTCGATGAGCTGCGCCTCGTAGGGGTTGGTCTGGGTCGCCGCGTAGTCGATGCCACCGGAGAGGACCGCCGGCGTGCGTGTGCGCTGACCCTCCATGAACTGCTGCTTCAGCTTCTTCGCGTCCCCGTCGGAGATCGTGATGGGCACCTTGATGACGCCCGACGGGATCGCCGCGCTGACATAGAAGTCGGCGGCGTAGCGCTCGGCCGTGAGCATGGTGGCGAAGCTCGCGGCGCAATCCTTGAGCCAGGTGCGGCCGTGCAGCTCGGTCGAGCGCCGGTTGAGCGGGATGTGGATGAAGTCGGTGGCGCGGCCGGCGTGGGCCTTCATGCGCCGGCCCCGCCAGGTGTACTGCCGGACGAGCCGGTTCTCGTCCCACTCGATCTGCACCTCGTTGGCGGGCACCACCATCAGCTCGGTCGGGTAGCCGTCGTAGTCGCGGGTGGTCTCGGGCACCCACCAGAAGGCCTCGCCGGCCTCGACCATCGAGCTGACGGTGTCACCGATGAAGTCGTAGCGGGTCGAGAAGCTCGACGGCTCCTTCAGGAGCTTCGGCTGCTCGCTCATCGGGTAGCCGTCCCGGTAGGCGACGGGAGGCATGGAGGCGCAAGCGCTGCGGATGAAGGTGACCGCCCGGTTGACCGCGGGGATGGCCTGGAGGCCCAGGTAGTCGCCGGTCAGACCCGCCAGCACGGCGTCGATGTAGCTGCCTTCGATGCCGCCGCCGAGAGCCTCCAGGGCGGGGAAGAGGCCGTCAGGGATGGCGGATCGCTCCTGCTCCTGGGGTGCGCCCAGGGTGCCGTCCTTGAACCGCTGCCAGAGTCCCATGTTCACCTCTTGGCCCGGTGCCGTGCAGCGTAGCCGGTTCCATGCACCCTATGCAACGCCCGACGCACGAACGAATATGCGTTCGTTGGCCTCGAGCTCCTGGATGTCTCGCGGATTATGCGGCTTGATCCACGGGATCGTTTCGCCGGCCGGCGTCGAGGGGCGGGCGATCCGCTCCAGCCACTCCTCCTCCGACGGCCCGCGCCACGGGCCGCCGTCGGTCACGACGGTCACCGCTCGGCCGCGGTCTTCTGCCGGTGGCAGGGCCGGCAGAGCGGCTGCATCGCCGTCGGGCTGCCGCCGCGGGAGAGCGGCACCGGGTGGTCGGCCTCCTGCGCCGGCGCTCCGCACCTGACGCACGACGCGCCCCGGACGACGGCCGCCGCGAGCTGCTTCCGGCGGCCCCGCTCGACCTTCTCCGGGTACGGATGGGCGCGGCAGCGCGGCCGCGCCGCGGCGCTCGCCATGAAGACATGGGCACCGCAGACGACGCACGGCCGGATGGGCATCAGAAGATGGCCGGCGTCGGGCGGCTCTCGGCGGCGGCCCCGGCCTCATGGGCCAGGATGCCGGCGACCAGGAGGTCGATGAGGCTCGGCTTGCGGGCGTCCTTGCGCACCACCTCGCCCATCGGCGTCATCTCCGCGACGGCCGAGAGCGCATGGGCGCGGAGGTCCGGGTTCCCGTCGGTCCGCAGCTCGCCCTTCTGGATCGAGGCGTAGAGCCGGTCGGTGGCGGCCGCCATGCGGCTCCTGGCGAAGGTGGGGAACTCCACGATGCGGTCCCCGTAGGAGAGCGACCACCGCGCCAGCTCCTCCCGCCAGAAGGGCGGGTCGGCGTAGAGGTAGACGACATTCCAGCGGGTGAAGGCGGCCTCGATCGTCATCTCCACGATCGGCCGCGGCACCTTCCATGTCTGGTCGCCGGCCGGACGCTGCCACCAGCCGACGACGAAGAGGCGGCCGGTGCCCAGCTCGTAGCCGACGAGGGCCGTGCCGTCGCCGCTGACGCTGCCGTCGAAGCCCAGGCAGATGCTCGCGCCGTCGCGCGGCTGCCCGACATCGACGGGGATCGCGTCCCAGACCTCCGGGGTCATCCAGGCGCGTTCGTGCTGCACCCAGAGGCCCAGGCGCATCTGGCGGAAGACCGACGGCGGCAGGGTGGCGGCGTCGAGCGCCACGGCGTCCCAGCTCACCAGGTCGCCCACGCCGGGGTTCGCCTTCTTCCATTGCTTGCGGTCGTGGATGTCGCAGTCCGGGTCGGCGCTGAACTCGATGAAGCGGAGGCCCGGAGGTGGGCTGGAGCCGTTCGCCTGTTCCCGCAGCGACCACATGATGTTGGGTTCGCCGTCGCTGACGGCACCCAGGCCGGGTGTCCCGATGCCGACCAGCAGGGAGTCGTCCACCTTGCCGAGCGAGCTGGTCATGGTGGTCAGCGTCCCGCGATCGACATACCCGACCTCATCGATCAGCACGAAGGTCGGGTCCATGCCGACGATGTGCTTCTCCTGGGCCGGCAGCGGGAACATCTGGCTGCCGCGGTGCGGCATGACCATGTACGGCTCGGCTGAGTTGCTGTAGATCAGCACCTGGTCGGAGAGGCGCGGGTTCAGCTCGATGATGCGCACCGCCCGGTCATAGGCCAGGCGGCTGGTCCGCATGGAGGTCGAGGTGGTCATGACCTGAGCGCCAGGCTGGTCGAAGAAGGCCCACACCAGCAGCGGGGCGGCGATGCCGGTCTTGCCCCAGCCGCGCGGGCAGGAGAGGATCGAGACCAGGTTGCCGGTCGCGAGCGCCTCGCGGATCGCCCGCTTATGATGCGGCCGCAGCCGGTAGAGCTTCCCCATCCCGCGGCCCTTCGGCACGAAGCACTCGCCCTGGATGAAGCGGATGGCCCTCTCAGCGCGGCTCCCTCGGGAGTACCTGGCGAAGATGTCGCTCTCTGGCGGCTTCCAGCCCACGATCCGGCGTCTTCCGCCGGCCCTGGTTGGCGGCGGGGTCCATCCCGGAGAGGTCAGGTCTGAATCTGCC